TGGAAGATTTACAGGAACAGGTTAAGCATGAAATATCTGAAAACGCAAATACCGAGGATTTCCCTGTTGAGCCAGAAGTTGCAGAAACTGTTGAAGAGCCAAAGATGGCAGAAACACCGGAGAAAGTAGATGTAGAAATTTGTGAAGATGCTGACGTGCCGGATTTCTTGAAGTAGGAGGTTGCTATGAACTTTCCAAAATCTGAACTGAGTAAGAATGAAGCATTGCAATTATGGAGTACATGCCATTCGGAATATGCCAAAGAACAAATAATTCTTTCAAACTACAGTATTGTTTTTTCAGTTATGCAGAAGTTGAGTATTCCGGCATCGGACGAGGATATGTTTCAGACAGGAATTATTGGTCTGTTAAAGGCTATAAATACTTTTGATTTTTCAAAAGGTTATCAATTTTCAACGTATGCTTTTCCTGTTGTAAGAAATGAAATACTTTTGTCATTCCGAAAAAGCAAAAAATCCGTAAAAGCAGCATTTTCATTAGATGATAATGTGGATATAGGAAATGGCGAAAGCGTTTCTTATGCTGAAATGATAGCAGATCGTAATGATTATGAAGAAAATACAGTTAATTCCATGCTTGCTCAACAGATTTTTGAGAAATTGAGTCCAAGAGAAAAACGTATTTTTATTATGTTTTTTGTGTACGGAAAAACACAATGCGAAATATCCGAAAGACTTGGAATTTCGCCGGGAACGGTTTCCAGAATTATTAAAGGCATGGGGAAAACAAAGAAGAAAGGCAGGAAAAAATATGAGGGTAATTAGCCAGGACGGCACGATTGATTTGCCGTATGAACAGGTAATTATTCAGTGCTTTAAGAAAAATATCTACTTTCTGAATGAGAACCTTATCTGGGTAGAACAGCTTATTTGTGACAGGGTTGTTGCTAAATATTCCACGGAAGAAAAGGCAAAGAAAGCTATGGAAATGCTTAGAATTGCGTATACAGGAAGTATTGCCATGTTTCAGAACGTTGAGCCTACAGAAGAAGTTAATGAAGTATTCAAAAAATGCAATACACAGGTCATATATGCAAGCCTTGAAAATCAGCCATCGGAAATTAAATTTGAGAATCATCAGAATTTTTATTTCCAGTTTCCGACAGAGGAAGAATTGGAGTAGCCTATGGAAGTTATGTCAGTCTTAGAAGCCGTGCAGAAAGGCATGAAAGATAATATTTATAACTTCTGCAAAGATGGGAGATGCAGTCAATGCGGTAATTGCTGTTCCAACTTTTTACCAATGAGCAGAAAAGAAGTAGCTGCTATTCACAGATATGTCCGTAAGAACCATATCAAAGAATGTAGGCACCTGCTTCCTACTGTGAAAAGACCGTATGATATGACATGTCCTTTTCTTGATACGGATAAGAGTTGCGAGAAATGCAGAATCTATCCGGTTCGACTGGAAATCTGCAAACAGTTCATTTGCGACAATGAGCAGAGAGCAAAGCACAATAGGACATTGTTGGGACAGACGAGACAGATTATTGATGTGAGGAGTGAGTTCTTTAATGAGACTTAAAGTTTTAGGTTCTGGTTCATCCGGTAATTGCTACATGCTGGAGAATGACAAGGAAGCTTTGATAATCGAAGCTGGGTTGCCATTCATGGAAGTCAAGAAAGCACTGGATTTCAATGTGATGAAAATTAAGGCTGTGATTACTACCCATTTCCATACTGACCATAGTCTTTATAGCTTACAATATGTGCAAGCTGGCATTCCTGTTTTTGAACCATGCAGACCGCCGATAAAAGATTCTGAAATGCGTTTTAGAAAAGGAAATTTTGACATAAGAGCATTTGAAAACCGTGATAAATCTGGAAGATGGCTACATAACAACGGAGACGGTTCAGAGTGCCCGTGCGTTGGGTTTTACATTACGCATCCAGATATGGGAAGCCTTGTGTATGCAACAGACACAGAATACGTCAAATGGCGATTTAAGGACATTAATCACATCATGGTGGAAGCTAACTACGATATGCAGTTTGTGAACCGAGAAGAGCCAAATTACGAGCACAGATTAAGAGGTCACATGAGCCTGCCAACGGCACTTAAATTTATTTCTACTAACGATAACCCGGCATTGCGAAATGTCGTTCTAATACACTTATCAGATAAAAGCGGAGATCCCGCACTATTCAAGCGAAAGACAGAAGAAACAGTTAAATATGGAGCAGATGTTTATATAGCGGAAAAAGGATTAGAGGTTGATATGAACCTTTGTCCGTTCTGAAAGGAGAGGGCATGAAAGTATATGAATTGATTCAGCAGTTGTCACAGTTTAATGCAGATACAGAAGTAGAATTCCATGTTAAGGCAAAATTTGATGCCGATGTAGAAGCTGAATTTGACAGAGACGATGAGGACGATACGCAAGAAGTAACGGTAACAGTGCAATTTAATGATGATGTTGATTTCGGTAACATTGATAACAATGAAGGAAGCATCTGTCCGAATGTCACTATCAATCTTGAATACTAAAAATAGGTTGCAACACCTTGGCATTTACCTAAAAGAAACCAATTCATGCGGTATCTGATCTTTGGCAAGGAATTTAATATATCACAAAAAACTAAATTGAAAGCCATGAGATACCTTTGGCGGTTGCTAAAAGTGACCGCCAGAAAGGAGAATACGTGTTAATAATTGAGGATAAAGGACAGAAAGAGGGCTTACATATCCTTAAGAATAGATATTTTAAAAGCCACGATATGGAAGTCTTGCGTGCACCATTGCCGGTTGGAGATTATATAATTGCTACAGACAAGGTATCGGATGTTATCCATAGAAAATCAGCTAGAAAAATGGAACTTAAAAAGATGGATTTCCTTGGCACATATGATGTTTCCGTTGACACGAAAAAGGACATGCAGGAAATTGTAGGGAATCTCTGTGGAAAAGCACATCCGAGATTCCGTGACGAGTGTATTTTGGCGCAGAACAACGGAATTAAGCTATATGTGCTTATTGAAAATACAGACAAGGTGTATTCCGTCAATGATGTATTTACATGGCATAATCCTCGAGTAGACCGGTATAACAATATTGCATATATGCACACACTTGGAAAATTGCTGAATGTACCGCTACCGAAAACAAAGCCGACATCTGGCAAGGTATTGGCAAAAGCTATGCTGACTATGCAACTTAAGTATGGCGTTGAGTTCGTATTTTGTCGCCCGGAAGATGCAGGGGCAAAGGTTATTGAATTGCTTGGAGGTAGTGAAAATGGCGGAGAATAAGCGGTATTACTGGCTTAAACTGATGGATGATTTCTTTGATAGCAAACGAATCAAAAAACTCCGTAAGATGGCTGGTGGCGATACATATACGATCATCTATCTTAAGATGCAGTTGTTGTCGTTGAAAAAAGGTGGCTATCTGGAATATTCCGGATTGGAAGATGAATTTTACAAAGAGATCGCCCTTGATATTGACGAGGACGAAATCAATGTTCAAGTAACGATTCAGTATCTTCTTTCCTGCGGATTGCTTGAAACATCAGATTCCATTGAGTACAAGTTGCCATTTGTGCAAGATAACCTAGGAAGTGAGACTGCAAGTACCAGAAGAAGTCGTAAATCTAGGGAAAATGCACAAAAAGCGTTGCAATGCAACAGTGGAGCAACGGAGTGCAACATTTTGCAACAAAATTGCAATGTAGAGATAGATATAGAGAAAGATATAGATATAGATATAGATATAGAGAAAGAAAATACAAAAGAAAGCGTGCCTGCATCTGATTTGGACTTTGACGCGGAATGGGGATGGGAATACACGATCAATGCATATCCAAAGAAAACGTCGTTAACGTCTGCCAAGGTAGCATGGATGGACAAGCTTTTAGAAGTTATCGAGCCGAACAGGAAAGCCGTTGCAAAGCTGATATATGAGGCTACAGTGGCATATGTTACTGACTATATAGAGAAGAATCCAGATGATACAAATTATCGTTATATTCCGAAATATGGTGATTGGCTGAAAGAGGACTGCGATTACTGGATTCGTCAAGTTGAGAAACGAAAGCGAGGTGAGAACAGTTGACGGAAGCAGAAATTGGAGTGATCGGATGTGTATTGATTGACAATGATTCCATGTACAAGGTTTATAACAAATTAAAGCCGGAAATGTTTAGTACGGAATTTTGCCAAGATGCTTTTGCTGAAATGCTTGCCATGTATGATCGTGGAGAAAACATTAATGTCGTTTCACTGTCTCAGTCACTTGAAAACCACAAATGGGAGCCGGAAATAATTGCAAGCGAATTGAAAGAATGCATATCTGTTACCCCAGTCTCAACGGCAATAAAAAGTTATGCGGATGCAGTTGTTAAAGATTGGCGAGCAAGAGAAACAAAAAAAATTTTTCAAGGAGTGAGCCTTAGACCGTGTGATATTGACAATTCTATAGCTGAAGTTCTCACGAAACTCGAAGAAATCCAAGAAAACAAAACCGTTCACTCAAAAACTATGAAGCAGATTGTTGCAGAAAATAAAGGGAATTATTTCAATGAGCATGTAGGCGAGGGATTGATAAAAACTGGATTTTATCGAACAGATGATTGCCTTTGCGGCTTGGAAGGCGGAGACGTTACTGTAATTGGTGCGAGACCGGGTGTTGGAAAGTCTGCAATCGTTACGCAAATGATCGGGCAGATGGCAGAAAAGGGTTATAACATTGGCTACTATAACCTTGAAATGAACGAATCACATGTGTATGAGCGTTTCGTTTCTCGAATGTCTGAAATCGGTCTGACAAGGGTTCGCCGGGCAAAGGCTTTTCTTGGTGGGGAGAAAGAAGCATTCGACAAGGCGAATGAAACACTTTCCGGGTATAGCATCACTATTTCAACCGGTGCGAAGTCGGTAAGTGAAATCCGGGCAGAATGCAGGCACCAAAGATATGATGTGATCGTGATTGACTACTTGCAGTTAATCAAGGCTGATCGAAGATTCGGTAACCGTGCATCCGAGGTCGGAGATATTTCAAAAGCTATCAAAGCCTTGGCTATGGAACTGCATGTGCCAATTATCGTGCTGTCTCAGCTTAATCGAATATCAGAGATGAGAGAAACAAAAGAGCCAACTATGGCAGAATTGAGAGAATCCGGAGACGTTGAGCAGGATGCATCAAACATTATCTTGTTATGGAATCTTGATGAGGATGGTCAATATAAGGGATGGAAAATTGAAAAGCAAAGGCAGGGAACACATTTAAAAGAAGTTCTCCAATTTGACGGCGATCACATGAGATTCATCGAGCGAACCGAAACCATTGAACAGATTCAAGCACGGATGCGACAGAAAGACGGTTTCCGAGAAGTATGTGGCAGCACACCATTTGATTAAAAGGTGAATGATTATGGCAAGTAAGAAATTTGAAAAAGGTTCCGAAGAATGGCAGTTTTTTAATGACTATTATAAATTCCGGCAGCAGTTTTATGAAGCTGATAACGAAGATGAGTGGTTTCAAGGAATGATGGAAGCAGGGGAAATGCTAATTAAAAAATATGCACGGACAAATATATCAAAATATGTTCAAAGTCTTGTATTTAGCCATTTTGAGGATGTAGAGAGGAGATGGAAGAGCAAATGAGTAATGCACTGGCAAGAAAGAAAAAGCGGATGCAGCCACTTGGATATTCCAAGAGTGAACTGATCGGAATACAGAGACACGCCAAGGCACAAAGCAATGCGGATTATCTAATAGAGGAATCCTATTATAACGTCCGTATGATGGCATATCAGGCACTGCATGATAAGTTCGGATTCGGACACAAAATAATCATAAAGGTTGAGCAGACCATTGATGCATATGTGGAGAATGCAAAGGATGGAACGACAGGCGAGGAACTTGGTTTTTATCTGAAAGATAAATGCAAGATTGACGTGCGAAAGGAAACAAATAAGATTCCGTATCGTGAGAGCTTTTATCTGGTAGAGAGAAAGATTGCACCGAACTGCATGATACAGGCAAATAAGTTTTTGCTGGCACAGGTATTTAATTATTTTGCTATGTTGGGTGTCTGCCTTAAAACACAGTTTAAATTTTCGGGAAATCAGATCAGACAGGTTTATGAGAGAATCAGATATTTGATTAACTGCCTTGCTACCGGATATGAAACTATGACGGGGATCGCAAGCGTATTGGAATGGGAATGTAAGTACATTGACAAGCGTTTTATCGGAAAGACGTATGAAATATAGGAGGAATGATTGATGGACAAGTTAACTGTGGAACTGCAGGATGGATATTTTGTGGAGATTGATTCTCTGAATCACACCCTGAGACAGAGATATGCCGGACAGGATAAGGACGGCAATGAAAAAGAAAGCGTTCGAACAATCGGATATTTTGGAGACATGAAACAGTGCGTCAAGGCTTTGTTAGAGCGTTATCCGAGGGAGTTATCTGAAAAGGCACAGATTTCCTTTGATGAATATTTAGAACTGTTGGATAAGGCTTATACGAGGTCAGAACAATTTGTAAACAGTCTTGGAAAATGACGGAGGTATAAATTGCACAGAGAAAGCAAAGAGAGACGTAGAATCATAGCAGAGATGGAAAACCGTCAGACGAGAATACCGAAGCATCCAAACCCGGATGCATTGAGAGATTTTAAGGAAGTACCGTATCAGTTGCGGTACGGGAAGGAGAAGAAAGATGCTGAATAGAGAAAAATATGCGGAAGAGATCGCAGAAATTGCGTGCAATGGAAAACATATAGCCATTGTTGCAGGAAAACCGATGCTTTGTTGTGAAACATCTTGTGATACATGCGATATCGAATATAACTGCACAAGAGGACTTAAGGAATGGGCGAACAGCGAATATGTCGAACCACAGGTTGATTGGAGTAGAGTTCCAGTTGATACACCGATTCTTGTGAGAGATAGTGAATCTAGTGAATGGAAACGGAGATATTTTGCAAAATACAAAAATAACATGGTGTATGCATGGGAAGCGGGAGCAACATCATGGAGTGCTGGTAGCCCTGCACATATGACCGATTGGAAATATGCCAAACTTGCAGAAAGTGAGGATCAGAATGGAAATGAGTGGAATTAAAAGCCGGATAGCTGAATCATTAACAGAAGCCTGCGGATATTCGCCGCTGACGAAAGTGATTTCAGAGGAAGAGGTAAACAGGATTCTGGCAGAGGAAGAAAAGACTGGTGGGTGGATTCCGGTAACAGAGAGACTGCCGGAGGATGATAAATATATCATGATTTCATTTAAAAATTCTACATTGCCGGACATTGGCAGATATGAAGCTGATAAGGACGGAAACGGTGCATTTTATCCGGGGGACGATGAGAAAAGTTATGTGGAATACGATTTGTTCGTGAATGCTTGGATGCCACTGCCGGAGCCGTACAGGGAAAGCGAGGAAAGTCATGATTGAGTGTATAAGAACTGCGGCACGGGATAGCAAAACAGAACGCATTAAAGTTTCCTGCTTAGATATTATCGTAACAACGACAGGGAAAGCGCCGTATTACGAAATTAAGTACAAGGAAATTGGGGAGGACGTTTATCACGTTGGCTACGGTTCATACAAGCTTGAAAATGTTTTAGCTTGGAGAGATGAATGCTTTGAAATTATGACATCACCGCAGACCAATTTTCTGCGGTTGCCGTGCAAGGTGGGAGATAAGGTATATCAGATAAGCGAAAACTTTATTGAACCATGTACGGTTGAGACAATATTCTTGGGAAATTATAGGGATAGAAGTGGAAATTGGTGTAACATGGCAGAAATTCATTATGACAGGGATGATTGCCCTTATGTGTCTACAGAGATATATTTCACTGATATTGGCGAAACGGTATTCCTCACAGAAACTGAAGCTGAAGCCAAACTGAAGGAAATGGAGGGGGAAAGCGATGTATTGTGATGGAAGATGTCAGTATTTGAATGAACGTAAACACAAATGCGAGTTGACCGGAGAAAAATTGACTTACATGAAGCAGACCGGAAGTATTTCTTTCTCCGTGCATGAACATAGAGGATTTTGCAAAGGAGATGAGAACAGTGCACATGACAGATAAAGAACTGACTATCCGGCAGATCGGAGAGTTCTGCACGAACACTCTCTGCAAGAAATGCCCGGTGGCAAAGTGGAATGAGGAAAGCGGTCTGCATAATGGATGCATGGAGAGCTTAAGACTTCCAGAGGTATCGAGGATCATGTTAGAGCAGATCAAAGGAAGAAAGGTGAAACGTGATGGAGAATAGATATTTATTCCGTGGAAAGCGGATTGATAATGGGGAATGGGTGGAAGGATATCTGTCATACCCATTTTGCACGGAAAAGGGCAACGAAAGTTATTATTTCTACGCAAAGGATAGTTTGGATTTCTTCTGCCGTTGTGTTGTAGATGCATCTACCATCTGCCAGTGCACCGGAATGCCTGACAAGAACAAAAAGCTGGTGTTTGAACATGATATAGTATGGGATTCTGACGAAAGAGCTTTTTACGAGATTATCTGGAATCAAGAGGATATGTGTTGGAATGTTGAAGATGCAGACGGTCACAAATCTGAGTTTGAAGAATGCTATGGAAGCACAATTGAAGTTAATGGTAACAGATTTGACAATCCGGAACTGTTGGAGGTGTAGTTATGACAGAGAATGAATCAATAACAAAAAAATATTGCAGTACATGTAAATACTACGCTGAATATGAGGGTGTTTGTTGCAATGGAGACAGTGAACACTGTGCAGATTTCCGTGGACTGGATGATACATGTGAGAAATGGAAGGAAAACGAAGAATGAATGAAGAACTTAAGCCATGCCCGTTTTGCGGACACAGTATAGATATTGAAAAAGATGTGTATGAGCCAAGTATGGATTGGCACCCGACATTTATTGACCCAGATAGTGGTGGCGACCCTATTAACATTCATTGCAAATGTGGCTTGGAGTTTTGCACTGGTACTCATGACTGGGGTGAATTTGTAGAAGCATGGAACAGGAGGGAAAACGATGAGATTGATTGATGCTGATGCACTAAAGAAAGATTTAAAATCGGTTACTTTAAGCAATGGAACTTTAGTAAACACAAATGCAGTATTGTATTTACTAGAAGAATATCCGACGGCTTATGATGTAGACAAGGTTGTGGAACAGTTGGAAGAATGGACTTTTAACGCAGATGTGAACATTGGTGACGGAACGATGATGAATCATAACTTGATAGTAAGCAAAAATGCAATCAAGATCGTGGAAGGCGGTGGAGTAGATGGCAATTAAACCGATTTTATTCAATACAGAAATGGTTCGGGCAATTCTGGACGGAAGAAAGACCTGCACAAGGCGAATTTGCAAAGATGCCAATGAGTGTACTGTGCCGGATATGGATTTTTTCGATCCTGAAAAACGTACCTACGCAGTACATAACTATGCAGACAAAGAGCACAAAATCAAGTTGAGCATAGCAGAACGTAGCTGTCCGATATGTCCAGGCGATATCCTTTACGTAAGAGAAAGCGTATTCCAAGGGGTTGCCCATTGTCTTGATGTTAGTGGAGAAACTGAATGTGTCTTAACGAATGATTTTGAATATTATGCTGACGGATTGCATAAAAAAGACCACTGGAAAGATAAGCATGAAAACATATGGATGAACCGAAGACCATCCATCCACATGCCGAAAGAAGCCGCACGTATCTGGCTTAAGGTTACGGATGTGAGGGTGGAGCGGTTGCAAGAGATCACGGAAGTGCAAGCACAAGCTGAAGGATGCAATAGCGGATTGCTTACCGGGGCGTGTACCGCAAGAGGACAATTTGAAGACTTGTGGAACTCCACCGTCAAGAAATCCGACATTGACCGCTACGGCTGGGATGCGAATCCGTGGGTGTGGGTAATTGAATTTGAGCGGTGCGAGAAGCAGGAGGAAATATGAAATGGGAATGACAAGAAATCAACTTGCCTTAGTGCGATATGTGGCTGAAAACAATATACAAAAAGCAAAAGATGCAGCTCTTTGCTGTTGCACTGAGGATACAACTCAGAAAAATCATTATGCAGTCACAAAATATCAAAGTTTGTTACGATCTGGTGGAATGAATCTTATGGAGCTACCAGCAAATGTTTCCAGTTTTGCAACGATGGAAGATCTGACAAATACATACTCAGAAAGCAGATATTATCTGACCAATGAAGAAAAGGAATTATTCGAACTGATCAAGAACATGAATGATGTGAGTTTACAGCTTATGGAGAAACAGATCCCGTATCTGAATGCAACATTGCTCTATGGCGAGAGTGGAGTCGGAAAGACGGCTTTTTCCAGATATGTAGCATATAAACTTGGAATGCCGTATTTATATGTGAATTTTTCAAGAATGCTTGATAGTTATCTTGGTGGAACTGCAAAAAATCTCACGAATCTGTTTAATTTCATAAACCAGCATCAATGCGTTGTAATGTTGGATGAAATCGACAGCTTGGCAGTAAAGAGGGAATATGGTGGTGGCGGTGCAAGCGCAGAAATTTCCAGAAGCACTACATGTTTATTACAGCTATTAGATTCCGTTACGAATGACCACGTAATTATTGCCGCAACAAACCTTATGGATGATGTTGATACCGCAGTGAAGCGTAGATTTACAGAAAAGCATGAGTTACATAGGCTTTCAGCGGAAGACAATGAGCGGTTTATCAGACAGTACCTTGACGATGCAGGGTTTTCTTATGATTTGGATTCTGTTAGAAAGTATGCTGCAGAAAATCATTCACAAGCTGAAATTATGACGCATGTAACAAGAAGCATTGCAAGTACGCTTATTAACAAGTGGGAACTGGTAATGTTGTAAACTGAAATAGAGGTAGTATATGAAAGAATTTCCGATTATGACAAACAAAGGGAAGGAATATATTCCCTACGATATCATTAAACCGCATGAAGAACAGGCATTAAAAAACCATTGTGGACAGACATTAGACAGATTAGCAGCCAGAGGAGGTCTGTCTTGGGCGGAAGCCTATGCTGTTCTGACAGACAGTAAGTTCCCTCATAGAGATCAGTATATTTCGGAAGAATTTTACGAGAAAAAGGTAAAAGAGATAGTGCAGTGAAGAAAGGAAGAATTATATGGCTAAAGCAGTATTGGTTATGGATAATCCGGAAGATTGCACCATGTGTAAGTTTTGGAACTCAAAAGATGACGAGTGTTATGCAACTGGCGTTGAAGAGCTTTCATTAAATAGTGAAGAAGCAAAGCCGGATTGGTGCCAGCTCCGGGAACTGCCGGAGAGAGAAGAGGAACTTCCGGTTGAAAAATACGAGTTTGGTGGACTGGGAAAAGCGTTTACATCTGGTTGGAATGCCTGCTTGGATGAGATTTTAAAAACAGATGGGATGAGAAAGGAGTAATGACATGGCAAGATATATTGATTCTGATGTTTTAAAAAAGCATATTTGTCATAGATTTATGAGATTGAACAGTGAATCAAAAATTGGGCTTAAGGAATGCAAAGAGATTGATGCCGTCATTGATGAGGAAAAAGAAATCAAGGTGTTTGACAGAGATGACGGAGCAGAGCCGATTCTTGAGACAAAAACAGGTTTGCATCACGAGTTGCATTCAGACGGTCATGGAGAATTTGTGCAATCCACTTATACTGATTGGATGTGTCCTAATTGCGGTTGGTTCGTGGGTGAATTATACAGTGGGTTTGGCAAATGGCATATTCAGGACGAATTATCTTTCTGCTCAAGGTGTGGTCAAAAGATTGATTGGTCGAAGCCTAAAGAGGAAGAAAAAAGACGGTATGAATCTGAAAAAGAGCGTCAAAGGCAGGAGTGGCTTGATAAAACAGGACACGTACTTGATAACATGAATGAGCGAAGACGGATAAAATACGGAGTAACAGAAAAATAAAGTAAAACAAAGAAAGGAGCCGGAACCTATCCGGATAAAAGGCGCGCCGGGTTCCTTTTAAAAGAATGAAAGTAAAATGTGAAATTTACAGAGATTCTATGCAGAATTACAAAAAGTATGGAATCCCAAAGGCACAGCTTGTAATCGCAGATGTGCCGTACAATCTTGGAAATAATATGTACGGAAGTAGCCCTATGTGGTATGTCGGTGGTGATAATAAAAACGGAGAGAGCAAACTTGCGGGGAAGGCAGCGTTTAATTCAGATTTCAATTTTAATCTGTACGAATACTTCCATTTCTGTAGCAAGATGCTTAAGAAAGAGCCAAAGGAAAAGGGCAAAGCGCCATGCATGATCGTGTTCTGTTCGTTCCAGCAGATACCAACCATGCTCAAAGCGGCAGAAAAACACGGATTTGGAAATAATATTCATCTTACATTTTGCAAGAACTATTCCGCGCAGGTTTTAAAGGCGAACATGAGGGTGGTAGGTGCAACGGAACACGCTCTTGTATTGCATAAGGGATTGCCGGAAACAGATAAGGCAATATGGCTTGGAACCGAGCACGGACTTATCTTTTATCGGGACAAGCTGCCAAAGTTTAACAACGATGGAAAGATGATCTTTGATTGGATGCCATGGGAGAAAGATCCAAAAGGGAAATATCCAAATATCCACCCGACACAGAAGCCGGTGCGCCTGTTGAAAAAGCTGATTAAGATCTTTACAGATGAAGGGGATGTGGTGATTGATCCGTGCTGTGGTAGCGGCAGCACACTTCGAGCAGCAATGGAACTTGGTAGACCAAGCTATGGGTTCGAGATTGATCGGAATTTCTACGAGAGAGCCAAGAATGAAATGCTTGTAGAAAATTACGGAGAAGTTTCTATGCGAGCAGAGGACAGAGTGACAGGGCAACGGAATATCTTTGATATGTTGGAGGGGCGGCCATGAGAACAGTATTGAAATATCCGGGAAGTAAGTGGAATATTGCTCCCCGACTGGTGGAATCGATACCGGAACATCACAGCTATGTAGAGCCGTTTTTCGGCAGCGGGGCCGTGTTATTTAATAAGCCGGTATCTGATATCGAAACGATCAATGATCTGGATCATGATGTTGTGAATATCTTCCGGTGTATACAGGAGGATGCGGATCGTCTGTCCAGAATGGTAATGACTACACCGTTCAGTCGTGAAAAATATGAGGATACATATAAGCTGGATGCATGGGAGTTGATGATGCCGGATGAACCGTATCATAAAGCATTACGATTTTTAATCCAGTGTTGGCAGGGGCATGGGTTCCGTACCAATGGCAGCAAGGTAGGATGGAAAAATGATGTACAGGGCAGAGAAAGAGCTTATGCATTATGGAACTGGTACCGTCTGCCGGAATGGATCATTGACATAGCGGAACGTCTGCGAATGGTACAGATTGAGAATCGACCTGCATTAGAAGTAATCGAGAGATTTAATTACAGCAATGTTTTTATGTACATTGATCCTCCGTATGTTTTGGGTACCAGAACCGGGAAACAGTATAAACATGAGATGTCAGATTCTGACCACGAAGAACTGTTAAAACTTTTGTTGCAAAGTAAAGCCAAGATTATGCTGTCTGGCTATGAATCAGAAATGTATAACGACTATCTGAACGGATGGGAGAAAAAACAGTTTTCAAGCTGTGCGGAGCACGGAAAGCCGCGGATGGAAACGGTGTGGATGAACTATGAGCCGGATCCGCAGATGAAACTTAATTTTTCGGAGGTGCTGTCATGATACATGGAGAATTGATAGTTGACAATTTTGCCGGTGGGGGCGGCGCTTCCACTGGTATAGAAATGGCAACCGGCTATAGTGTAGATATAGCCATCAACCATGACCCAGAAGCTATCAAGATGCACAAGGCGAACCATCCGAACACGAAGCATTACTGTGAAAACGTGTGGGCGGTCGATCCGGTAAAGGCATGTAACGGACATCCTGTAGCACTGGCTTGGTTTTCGCCTGATTGCAAACATTTTTCAAAAGCAAAAGGCGGAAAACCAAAAGATAAATTTATTAGAGGTTTGGCATGGGTTGCTTGTAGATGGGCGGGACTTGTTCGACCGAGGGTAATTATGCTTGAAAATGTGGAAGAATTTAAAACCTGGGGACCACTTGGGCGGCGACACCATCCGATTAAGGCAAAGCAGGGCGAAACATTTCAGAAATTCGTTCAGCAGCTCACGGATTTAGGATACGAAGTGCAATTCCGGGAGCTGATTGCCGCTGACTACGGAGCACCTACCATGCGAAAGAGATTTTTCATGATCGCCCGGTGTGACGGCAAGCCGATCGTCTGGCCAGAGCCGACACACGCACCGGCAGACAGTGAAGAGGTAAAGGCAGGATTGAAAAAACCTTATGTTGGAGCATATACGCAGTTGGATTTTTCCTTGCCCTGTCCAAGCATCTTTGATACTTCGGAAGAAATCAAAGAGAAATACGGCATCCGGGCGGTAAGACCACTGGCACAAAAGACGATGGATAGAATCGCCAGGGGATTGAAAAAATTCGTTTTGGATAATCCAGAGCCTTTTATCATTCAGTGTAATCACGGTGGTGAGCGGAGACCGAACGACATTCGAGAGCCAATGCCTACCATTACTGGAAAGCACGGGTATGGGATTGTGGAGCCGGTGCTTGCGCCATATATGGGAACAAATACGACAAATCATCCGGGTGGAAATTGCAAAGAGCCGATACACACGATCACTACAGGAAACCAGCAGTGTTTGATTAGCCCTACATTGATCCAGTATCATTCCGAGACAGCACAGGGAGAAGTCCGGGGGCAGACCATTAAAGATCCGATCATGACCGTGGATGGTTCGAACAGGTACGGACTTGTCATATCATTTCTAAGCAAATTTTATAAGAGCGGCACAGGGCAAGATTTACGAGAACCATTGCATACAATTACAACGTCAGCCGGACATTTTGGAGAGGTCAGAGCATTTTTAATAAAATATTATGGAGATGCGACCGGACAAGATATTGAAAAACTACTTGATACCGTGACAACTAAGGACAGATTTGGACTGGTGACAATCAAGGGCGTGGATTATCAGATCGTGGATATCGGACTGCGGATGCTAGAGCCAAGGGAGTTATATGGATGTCAAGGATTCCCGGATGATTACATAATCGACCATGATTACACCGGAAAGACGTATCCAAGAAGTGAACAGGTGCGCAGATGTGGCAATGCAGTATGCCCACCGATACCTGCGGCACTGGTCAGAGCAAATTTGCCAGAATTGTGTGTTGCAGAGCGGATGCCAAATATGCAGATAGAAGCAGAGCAGACAGGACAGCTTCGGTTTGCCTAACCTTTAAATTTTAGAACCAGATAAAAACCTTGCAATCATCATACCACATTCCGCAGTAGTATATGCGGCGGGTGGGAGATGATGCGGAAAGAGAGGATTGGAGGAAGAAGATATGTTTTGCTCAGAATACGAGATGACGGAATGCGGTACAAAATTATGTTGCCATGATTGTGATAATGAGAAATGCGAAAAAAGATGCACAAACGAAAAAGCAGGATGTGATTGTTTATGCGAATCAGAGCCAGTTCCGTTTGATGAAAGATACACTGAAACACAGTTAAACTGACCTTTAGCTGAGAAAGAGAGGAAAAAGATGAAGTATACAGTAGAAACAACGGAAAACGGAATTAATGAAACATTGGAATTGAATGGAATAACTTACAGAAAAGAATGGACAAGGTTGGAAAATGGTTTACTTCAGTGCTCACAGAAAGATTTCTCGGAGCAGATGAGAGAGAATGGACATGATGGAGACCTTATAGAGAGAGTAGCAGAAGTATTTGACAGCTTTTTGGCGGAGACGTAGATGATATCAGGGATTGTTATGATTAAGGAGAACGTGTAATTATGCTCAATAGCAAGGTATATACAAAAAAGTGCGTGATCTGCGGAAAAGAATACAAATCAATATCAGTCAGAGCACTTACCTGTGGGAAGCAGTGCCGGAATGAGTACCACAGAAGAAAATATAGAGAAAAGAGAAGTATTAAAACGTGCAATAACAATAGCATCAGTGAAGTTTTGGAAAAGGCACGTGAAGCCGGAATGAGTTATGGAAAATATGTGGCAATGATGGACGGCACACCGAAGATCTGGCAGGGAGAAGAATAAAATATTGGAGGATAGTGGCTTATGAAGTTTTCAAAACTGACTAAGCCAGAGCTTGAAACAATTATTGAAAACGCCAATTTCACGGAGCAGGAAGAAGAAATATTTTATCTTCTTGCCCGTGGACTTATTTCAAAAGAAATAGCCATGAGACTATGCGTATCAACAAGAACAGTGGAAAGAAGAATTTTTGATATTAAACAGAAAGTAAAAAAGTTAGAAGGTGAGTTAAACGGGAAATCTTTCAAATAGTGAGTTGTTGAATATTGCCATCGAAAATGGTATTATCAACATAGACACCATTCAGAAAAAAATTGAAATGAACGAAAGGAAAAAATTTATTGAAAAACACACTTACAGCATTTGGCAAGGAAAAGATGGAAAGTTTTACACATATTTGCCAGATGAAGATAATAAGAGAGGAAAGAGACTTGTAAAAAGAACATCTGAAAAAGCAATTGAAGATGAAATAGTAAAGTTCTATAAAGCTAAGGAGGATGAACCTACAGTTATTCAGGTATATTCTAATTGGATTTCTGAAAAACTTGAATATGGTGAAATAACAAGACAAACAAAGGACAAGTACGAGACAAATTTTAAAAGATTTTTTGAAAATAAGTATTTGCCGATTGCAAATAGAAAAATCCGGTACATTGATGAAGAAATATTGGAATCATTCATAAAAACAGCTATTTCAAAACTGGAACTTACGCAAAAAGCTTATTCTGATATGCGGATATTGATTAACGGAATTTTCAAATATGCAAAGAAAAAACATTATACCAGCCTGAGCATAACCAGTTTTATGGGTGATTTGGAAATTTCGGAAAAGTCATTTAAAAAGAACCATAAGTCAGACTGCGAATTGGTATTTTCTAAGGATGAGGAACTTTTAATTGAACGATTTGTAATGGAAGATGAGCCTACATTGATAGAACTTGGCATTATTTTGGCATTTAAAACAGGATTGAGAGTTGGGGAAATATCTACCCTCTCATGGTCTGATGTCGGAGAAAATAAGATACATATATCAAAGACAGAAATAAGATATAGAGATAATAATGGCAAATATGTATTTGATGTTCAAAATTTTCCTAAAAGTGATGCCGGGTTTAGAGATGTTATAATTACCGCAGATACCAAAGAACTTATGAGAAAAATAAAAATGCTCAATCCATTTGGGCAATATATTTTTATGAAAAACGGTAAACGAATAAAAGGTCAGGCATTTACAAGGCGGCTATATGTGATATGTGATAGAATAGGAATTGGTGAACGTTCAATTCACAAGGCAAGAAAGACATATGCAACAAAGTTGATAGATGGAAATGTTCCAGAATCGGTAATAAAAACACAAATGGGGCATACAGATATCAGAACAACTCTCGATCATTACTATTTTAATAACAAGACAGAGAGTGAAATGCAGGAATATATTGCAAAAGCATTATCAATGTAAAAGGTAACACGAGGTAACACCTTTGGAGATAAAGAAATTCAGTATTTATGCGGGTTTGAGAGAATTGATACCGAGTTCGAATCTCCCTTCCGCTACTTTATTTTTATTTAAGAAAACCTTGTGAAGCCTTGATTTTACTGAAAGAAAGGAGTTTTTGAATGGTGTCTTTTCTAAAGGTCAAAATCAAAGGTAACACTAAAGGTAACACGAACGGATGTATGGACGCTTAATGCGTTCTTTTTTTTTGTATTTTTTGACGGCAAACTGTCGGAATCGTGACGGTTTTGCCGCCTTTTTTTATGCAAAAATATAATCAAAGGGAGGGATGGTGGTGTTTTCAGATGAAGTTCTTGAAAAAATTTTTGCCAGAAAAGAGTTACAGTCCTTGGACTTGTCAACGCAGTCGTCTATCATACACGCAATAGAAGATGTTTTAGAGGAGGTCAAACAGGATGAATATGAGCGGAGCATACCAGAATCCGATTTATAATCAGCAGATGCAGCAATACGGGCAGCAGTACGCATACAATCCGTATATGAATCAGCCACGCATTGATAATACACAAAATTATATGCAGGCACCGCAGCAAATTCAGCAGCAGATCCCGGTTCAAACTTTTGGCATAAATGGAAAAGTAGTTCCGGCGGTAGAAAACATCACTGCCAATGATGTGCCAATGGATGGCAGCGTTGCATTTTTCCCAAAACAGGATATGACAGAAATATACGCTAAAAGTTGGAACGCAGATGGCACAATTCGCACAATCGTTTTTAAGCCAGTTTCGCATGATACTGTTAGCAATTTATCGCATGATACTGAAAAATTGAAATTTGACCTATCAGACGAGTGCACAGGTGCATTTATGCAGAAGTTTGATGAACTTTTTGGGAAGATTGAACAGATAGAAAACCGATTAGATAAAATTCCAAGCAGTCAAAGAAAAACTTCACAGGTAAAAAAGGAGAGTGATCCAGAATGAATCCGGCACAATTATTGTTAAATCAAATGATGAATTCTCCGCAGGTTCAAAACAATCCTATGGCAAAAAATGCCATGCAAATGTATCAAAGCGGAGATACAGGTGGACTTAAGACAATGGCAGAGAATCTCTGTAAAGAAAGAGGAATTACGGTAGATGAAGCAAAACAGAAAGTTATGAGTATGTTTAATCATTAGTACATTTTGGGGTGCGCGCAAAATAACCGGTTATCCCATTTGTAAATAGATCAGATGGAGGTAAACAAAATGTTTAATGGAAATGCAATGCCTAGTCTTGCTGATATTGCAGCAGTGACAGGAAACGGAAGAAACAATGATGGTATGTGGGGCGGCGATGGCTGGTGGGCTATCATTATCTTCGCTATGATCTTTGGCTGGGGCGGCTTTGGCGGCAATGGCTGGGGAGGAAACGGAGGTATGGGAGCGACAGCATCTGCATACACCGACTCTGCAATTCAGCGTGGTTTTGACACGCAGGCTATCATCGGAAAGTTAGATGGTATCACAAATGGTCTCTGTGATGGATTTTACGCACAGAATACCGCCGTTATGAACGGTTTCCATGGTGTAGACAATGCAATCTGCAACCTTGGCTACCAGACACAGCAGGGATTTAATACCACAAACGTGACACTTATGCAGGCGCAGAATGCTTTGCAGTCCCAGTTGGCTAATTGCTGCTGCGAAACCAGAGAAGCTATCCAGGGTGTGAACTACAATATGGCGCAGAACACATGTGCACTGCAGAACACCATGAACAGCAACACAAGAGACATTATCGACAGCCAGCAGGCAGGAACAAGGGCAATCCTTGATTACCTGTGTCAGGAAAAGATTTCTTCCTTACAGGCAGAAAATAATGACTTAAGAAGAGCCGCATCACAGGATCGCCAGTCTGCATTGCTCACTACTGCAATGTCAGCGCAGACACAGCAGATCATCAACGCTGTAAATCCGGCTGCAATCCCGGCATATGTTGTTCCAAATCCTAACGCTTATGCGTATGGCTGTGGATGCAACACAGGATGTAGCTGCTAAAAGTAGCTGCTACACAAAATTGAATAATTGAGTATCTTAATTGAGTTTAACTCGATTATGTCTGCTGTGCAGTATTGCTTATAAACACAAAGGGCAGACTATAATGTTTGCCCTTATTTTTGAAAGAGAGGTAAATAATTATGGCAGAATTTACAGGAATTGCAATTCAAACTGTCGCGCAGGGAGAAGATGTAGCATTTACAGAAACTCCGGTATGCGCAACAAAATGCATTGTTCATAGACAGGGAAGTGGCATTGTTAAATTAAGAGGACTTACAAATCAGTGCCGGGCAAGATTTTTGGTATCTTATTCCGGAAACATTCAAATTCCTACCGGTGGAACAGTTGAAGCTATTTCACTTGCTATTGCAATTGACGGAGAACCGTTGCAGTCAACTCGAATGATTGTTACACCGGCGGCAGTTGAAAACTTCTTTAACGTTTCGGCGCAGGCATATGTGGACGTTCCTCGCGGTTGTTGTGTTACGGTAGCGGTACAGAATACGTCTACGCAGGCAATCGAAGTTCAGAACAGCAATTTAATTGCGGTCCGGGAAGCATAGGGGGGGCGGTTTTATGGATATTATGAGAATGCACGACATGATTGAAAAACTGTCTGAAAGCGCAGAGTGTGAGTTTGCAAAAGGTATCGAATGTGTAGATACAGAAGAGATGGGAAAAGTCACGGACATGCTTAAAGACCTTGCGGAAGCCATGTATTACCGGACGCTTACAAAATCAATGGACGAAGCAGAACCAGAGCAGGTTCTTGATATGTTTGAGCGTTACGGAGACGGCAGACGGTATTATGATCGTTACCGGTATGCAGACGGCAGATTTGCGCCAAAGGGAAGAGGAACGCGGAGAGGATATGACGAACCTCCGTACTGGCACATGACACCAGAAATGTACCGGGAAATGGAACAAGACCGTGATATGGATCGTCACTCTGGCAGAATGTATTACACAGAACCTAAAATGGCATCAGATGGTGGAATGCGTGATCGCAGAGAGGGCAAAAGCGGAATGAGCCGCAGAAGCTACATGGAAAGCAAAGAGCTTCACAAAGGCAATACGCCAGAAGACAAGGATGCAAAGATGCATGACCTTGAAAGATACATGAAAGAGCTTTCGGAGGATATGGCGGAACTTATCTCCGACATGACACCGGAAGAGCGCACGATGACAAAGAGCAAGCTGTCGACGCTTGTTTCCAAAATGTAATGGCAGGGGCAGAAATGCCCCTGTTTGTTTGGAGGGAAAATGTTTTTTATAAATGGTATTGAATGGAAAATAGAATTTGTTCACGGCGCAAGTCATAAATTAATGCGCTCTGATGGCTCTATTAGCCTTGCTGTGACTGATTGGAATGATAGGATAATATATGTTTCGGATAAACCAGAAAATGGCTATTTGCGCAAAATACTGGCTCATGAACTTTGTCATTGTTTTTGCTTTTCCTATAACATTCATATGCCGATTGAGCAGGAAGAGTATCTTGCGGACTGGATCAGCCTGTACGGTACTGATTTGATCTATCTTTTGGATGATCTGATGTCAAACATTGATTGGAGGGCAGCATAGTGGACAAAATAGATGAATTGCTGCGGTATATTCACAGAACAAACCCGGAAATGACAAGGGAAAAGCTGATAAATGAACTAAGCAGAAGTGATTACGCCGCACGTTCTTTGCTTTTCACAAAAGAAGTTGTTTGTCAAGAAGAAAAATAGTAAAATGTTTTTGGGGTGATAGTATTGTACAATGGATGTCATACATCTTTTGATGTTATGAAAGAATATATGATCTATGGAGCGGAGCTTGATGAAAAATATCAGATCCCGATTGTCCCGGCATGCAGCTTGGATTATTTGCCGGAGGACTCCATAGATTTTGGAGAGAGCTTTTCACAAAAGATAAAAGGGCATAGAAAATTAAATGTGAATTTTTATATTGACGATTCAAAGTTTCAAAGACTGTGGAATAACCCGGATAAATACATGGAACACTTGAAGTGTTTCCATTCGGTCTGTATGCCGGATTTTAGTATTGCTACAGGCGATTGTGGTATGCCGTTTGCTTTGAATCTATATAACGTGTACCGGAATCATGCGCTTGCACATTACATGCTGCTGAACGGGATCCGCGTTATACCGTCAGTAGGCATCCCGGACAAAGACAATTATGATCTTTGTTTTGCCGGGTACAGTAAAGGCGGTGTGATCGCTGTATGCACAAATGGAAGAGTGCGGGCAAAGGCAGCTCGGATTGAGTTTTGCGATGGATTCAAAGTAATGACAGACAGGCTGCAACCGCATACAGTGTTGATCGTCGGGAAGATACCGGATGAATTAAGCACCGATGTAAAGATTGTAAATTACAAATCACGCAACCAGAAAGTAAATGAGGAATTTTCGAATGGGAACAAGAACAACGAAATCGCAGAAAAAACAGAAACAGACTGAGAGTCAGAGGAAGAGAAGAGAACGAATTAGTCAAATTTCACAAGTTGCGAAATGACGCATAATAATTTACTGTGCATATTGTCTTTTCACAGTTGGAATCTCATTTTTCAACTTTTGATTTTTTTCTTCTTGGGAAATGACTCGATTTTGAGATCAGAAATCAGAATTTTCACACCCCGGCGGTCTGCCGGTCATGTCTCCAGATGCGCCCCGGACGCTTCCCGGTGGTTTACCGGATGCATCATGGCTGTGTACCTAGTGGAGTGCCAACGCAGCACGATAAACACTGCATTTACAGGTTTACAACGTCGTAAAAACGATTTACAGGCGGTTTTATACCGTGAGTATAAAAAGTATGGCATCGTCCTATAAAAGCCTTAAAATGGTTTATACGCGTTCACTTAAGCGCATTATATGACTGGAAACGCAGTTTGTCAATCTGCAATATATCCGGTCACTGGAAAAAGCCGGTATGATCCCGGCTTAAAATTCCTCTATTTCCGCAGCATTTTGCTCCCACTCTGGAAGCGTTTTGAAAACTTCCCAAGCATCGTCAAACGTTTCAAAGTCTATCCCTTTGCCGTCATTTCTGAAAAATCCATCTTCAACGCTATAAACACTTCCCATGCATGTGATTTGAAAAACTGTCTGTGCTCCGTTCGGATAAGTCATTTGTAAATCCTCCTAAAAAATAAAATTCCCTTACGGGTAGAACCGCTGCCGGCAGTGGTTCCGGCGTGCATCCTCTGCGGCGGTTATTATGCTTTTTTATAGCCGTTTTCAGCAGCATATTTTTCAAGCTCTTCCAGTGTTTCAAATGTTGTCACAATTCCGCCGAATCCTTTTGTAATTCGGTCGATTGTATACATGCCACAGTCATACAGGCATGCATAAAAGTTCATTCTGCCTTTTTTTAATAAAAATAATTTTCTCATACTTCAATTCCTCCATATTCAAATTTTTGGATAAAAGCAAGCCGCGCCGCTTTTAATCGCCTTAGCAAGCACAGCCATTTCATCGGCTGCTTTATCGTAAATGTGTGAAATTATGTTATCAAATTCTTCTGCTGAAATATTAAGTTCTTTTAAATCCTGTTCGTACATTCTCATGTTTACGCCTCCCTCTCAATTTCTACTTTCTCAATTCTTCCGGCTTTCATTTCTTCGATGATCGCCGCCAGTTCGTCAAGGATATTTCCCTCTTCTGGTTGCTGAAAAGTGTAAGTATCATTTATCTTTCCCTCAATTTTAATTTTAACTTTCATGATCGTTCCCTCCTGTTTTTGTGTTTTTTGTTTTCCTGTTGAGATTATAATACATTATATAAGGCACAAAAACAATAGGCACAATAAACAAATATAAGGCACAAAAATGTTGCGTATATTGGTAAAAATATATAAGGCACAAAAATAGAAACTATTTATTATGAAGAAAATCGTTTTAATTGACATATAAGGCACAAAATGTTATAATAGAACAAATTAAGGAAAGAAAGGAGTATTATAAATGGAAGAGGATAGAAAAACAACAGAAGCGCATAGGAAAGCAGTATATAAATATGATGACAAATTCGAACGGGTCAACTGCCGTTTTGCAGTTGGAACAAAAGAAAGGATTCGAAAAGCCGGATATAAAAGCGTCAATGATTTTATTAAACTTGCCGTAATGGAAAAATTAGAACATGATGAAAAAATTTTAAAATAAGGCACAAAAATATATTGACATATAAGGCACAAAATGTTATTATAATATTGTCGAAAGGCAATGAACCAGTACACAGGAGGGAACGGATATGAGATTTGACACTGATACGTTAAAAAACAGATACCAGACATGCAGATCATACCTTGAAAAAAGATGTGAGGCATTGCCGGGACAGATTGAAAGAAAGTTTAAAAACGTCTCATGTTATCATGAAGCATCAACGTGTTTCGGCATGAGCAATTATATCAATGTCGAGATACAGGACGAAAACGGCGATTATGTTGACAGCTTCGATGTGAGAATTTCAGATCATTCCCCGACGGGTTCCGGGGAGAGCTGCGATAAGTATATTTATATCGACGGTAAAGAGTGGGCGGATATAAAGAAAGAAGTGCTGGAATACATTGCGGCACGTCTTGAAAATGAGAGATAAAAAAATGAAAAAGGTTGATTTGAAAGGGTTTGAAACAGGGCGTCTTAAGGTTGTTGAAAAAGCCGGTAAGGACAAGAACGGGCGCACATTATGGCGGTGCGCCTGTTCTTGTGGCAATGAATGTTTTTATATCACGTCACGTTTAACTGGCGGTTATGTGCAGTCATGCGGTTGTCTCAAGCGTGAACGCGCCGCGGAGTCGATCAGCATCGCAAGGGATAAACTTGTACACGAAAAAGGTAGTTGCTTAAATTCATACAACGCCCCGGATAATAAAAACAATTCATCCGGTATAAAGGGCGTTTATTATTATAAAAAGAGTGACAAATGGTGTGCACAGATTAAATTTTCCGGTAAAAATCATCATTTAGGGCTTTATATTAATAAGGCGGATGCGGCAGCGGTAAGAAAAGCCGCTGAAAATTTCATAAAAGAAAATCACGATGCACCGGATAAAATAAACAGGTTTTTCTTGAAAAAGGAATATCTGGCGGCGCTGGTTAAAAAATTTTGACGGCTTGAAATATAGCCGACTTTTTTGTGTAAAACGTAGAAAATCTTTGTAAGAATTTTACAAAATTTCAAGAATGATAATTTTATTACGGACAATGTAAAATGATAGAATAGTATTAGTTTTGTTGCAATGCAACACCTCTGCAACAAATTGCAACAAAATTGCAACGTAGATATAGACACTAGAGTAAGAGAAAGATTATATTCTCTCTTGTAATATTAAAAATATATATTATAAACAAAGCAGTATATTTATATAAATAATATATATAATATACAGGCTTAAAATTTAATTTTAAAATATATCTTGACAAGAAAATGATAGAATGATATTGTTTTATTAAATTAAAAAGCATTCGGGCAACGGGCGGCGGCAACCGTCGAGGTCCCGATATAAAAACACGGAATTCATGCAGCCGGTACAATCAGATCATGATGATCTGATTGTATCAGTTGCATTTTTTATTTTAAGTATTCCAGTACTGGAGAGAGGAGATATATAACATGTCAGCAGTTGAAATGCAGGAAGTAAATAATACAGTTGATGTTTTTAAAAGTGATATTGACATGTATATAAATCTCTGGATGGAAGAGAGACATGTAGAGGACATGTGCAAAGTATCGCAGAACAGATGGTATAACTGTTGTAAATATATTTATGAACATGTGTTTAAAGTTAATCCAAAGTACTTAAAGGATGATAATAATATTAATAATGCCTATGATACAAATAAGGTTAACGAGGTATTAGATATATATATAGACCTGTGTAATGACTACGAGAAAGTAGTGAATATTGTTGGGTTTACATTCTTTACCGGAATACATAGAGACACGTTAAATGGGTGGGTTAATGGCGTGCAGCTAGGCTCTTCAGGTTCCGACATTTGCAAAAAACTTGACGAAATGCGTGAGGAAAGTTTGGTAGGTTTACAAGTTTCCGGCAAAGGAAATCCAATGAACTACATGCCATCACTGAATAAGTACTGCGGCTTTAATATGCCGGGCGTAAGAGACCAGGGAGCCAGAGCAAGAGCGTTGACAGCTTCGGAGCTCCCAAAACTGGGGAACGGGAATTGTGCGAGATTGCCGGACAACTTCGACAATTCAAACCCGGATAATGGTGAAATCGTGATAGACAATTCAAACAATTCAAACACCAGTATTTAAGCACCTTGAGCCGCATGCTTTCGTTTAAACAGTTTAAGAAACTTAGGTTTAACGAATAGTTAGAACACAAACAGAGAATTGTACGAACAATTCAAACAATTTATCAATGTTCAAAGCATGATTCTGCATGGAGGGGGAGGGGGTTTGATAGGTTGAGAAAATCAGCACTACTAAGTCCTTTAAATATCCTCAAAAACAAAAAGAGATTGGATGGAAAAGTATGAGAGTAGTATCACAAAGCAAAGACGTTTCGCTTGATTTTGACCGAGCGGTATTCACAGCAAATCATGGAATGATAACTGCTATGGTTGATGGAAAAACGTTTACCATTGGGACGTATGCAAATTTAGGTAGAGAAAAAGAAGTATTCTCTGATATGCACAAGGCATTTTCGGCTTTTCAAGTTATTAGCACAAACATGGATAAACAACAGGTGGCCGAAATGTTTGCAGTATCTAAAAACATATCGATCAGATGCGTTGAGATGAATGATCCTTGTATGGGAATAACTGTATTTGATAACATGGTCTATTACATGCCGGAAAAGTAGTGTTAATATAGCGCTATCGCCAAGCGGTAAGGCACTGGATTTTGATTCCAGTATTCGCAGGTTCGAATCCTGCTAAAGAAACTTGTGAGAGGAAAACAACCATGGTAATTATTAAAACGATTATATCGACGCTGGATATTATTTTTATGCTGATACTATTTGTATCTGGCAGAGAATCCAAAGACAAAGAAACAGCAATTGCATTATGGGTACTTGTGATGTTGCTGTTGCTGAACATGTTTCTGATGTGGAGGTAACAGAATGTTTTATAGTCCAATATTTGGTATTTGCTTTCAGCTGCCTATCATTTGTGCAGAGGAAAGAATACATATAACAAAATCAAAAGGACCGGACATCACCGGAGATTTGCTCGATCTGGATAGTGACGCTGAGCACCAGTCTGAGAAGTCGGAGCATCCAGTATAGCTTAAGTCCACTGGCATTCGGTTTTTGCAAGAAAAAACTCGGCGCAAGCAATTATTCGGTGTTAGTGGACGTCGGCAAAATAAAAAGATCAAAAATACTATCATAAGCGGCGCGCTATGCGCGCTGTGACGGAACGTAGCTCAGAGGAAAGAGCAATCTTTTCATTCTTCCATGCTCTAATGAATTGATAGTCGCAGGTCCGATTCCTGCCGTTCCGATGGAGGAATGGGTTTAACGATCCATTCCGTAAATTCTCCTTCTTGGTGTTTTTCATGACACATCCTTTCGCCACTAGGACGATTCTGTTAAGGGCGGTGCGAGACCGTCCGGTGGTATTTGCCGCGAAGCGCGGCTGTGTAAGCCTGTATGGTTAAGTGGGAATCCTACTTGTTATTTCGTTGAAGAGCGATCCATGCAGCAGCCTATTGGTAGTTCGGGCATCTATCCCACGGTGCCTGAGCTGTCAAAAAGTGAGTTTCTGGTGAAAGGCTGTAAACCAGATAGTGCAACGCATGGCACGAAAAACATTATTGCTAACCGTCTTGTGGCGGTTTCGGAACGTATCTTAATTGGTAAAAGTGGCGTGTACACGGAAAACAACAATGAGAGCCGGATTGAAGGTTCGAATCCTTCCGTTCCGATGGTGCCGAGCTGATTTGATACTGTATGCGTAGCGCGGCCGCGTACAGAGATATGGAGTGAGGTGTCCGCGCATTTTGGGGAAGCGGCAACGATTGGCGGTGTTGCGGCTGACTGTAAATCAGTTCCCAAGTGGTAAACACTGGAGGTTCAATTCCTCTCTTCCCCATTTCACTCAACTCCCTAAAAACACTGTTTGGCAGGTGCGTGGTAGACAGTTGTAATTGATGGGTTGTTTAAGAAATCGCACCATCAAGATGCAGTGTTCCCACAATGGTATTGGAACGGCTTGCTAAGCCGCCGGGCGTTTATTCGCCTTGTAGGTTCGGGTCCTACACACTGCGCTAACTTACGACAGGGGTGAACCTTGTCGTAAGCGGTAGAAAGTCCGTGTGAAATTGTACAAAGTGGTGGCAAAAGCAATTTTGAATATAGCAGTTCTACCACACTGCTATATTTGCCGTATGTCCGGGTGGTGAGGGGGCGGTCTTGAAAACCGTTGGCTGTAAAAGGCTTGCAGGTTCAAATCATGTGTGCGGCGTTTGCTTGAAAAAAATCGAGCGTTGATGTGTGACGGAAAATAAACCGGAAATAATAGAGGTAACAACTTTGGAAGATTGTGAACATAGGTTTATTAGGAAGTAATTGAAATGTGTGATTTTTGCAATGGGAAAGAATCATATAAAACTGCATATGGAGAATTTAAAATCAAAAAATTGGGCTATATAAATGTTATTCAATGCCATATTGATAAATGTCCACAGTATGCTAAATGTTGTAGCAATGGAATGAACGTAGCGATAGCAATGGAAATTGAATTTTGCCCGATGTGTGGTAGAAAGTTGGTGGAAGAATGACATGCTATGAATGTGCTTATTTTGGAATTGAATGGAATGAATTTTTGAAAAAAACGATAGAATTTTGTAACCATCCAGAAAAGTATATTCCTCCAGTAGGATTTGCTTATAAAGAACACGATTGCGAATTTTTCAAAAACAAATCTGGGATATCAAAATGGGACTCTTATTCAGAAAAAGAAAAAGAACAGGCATTGAGGTATTTTCGTGAAAACTATCACAAAAATCCTATTGAAGGTTTAACATGCGGGGGGGGCTGAAATGAGTTTCATTGAATATCTAAAAAATGTTGATGCAAACTCATAAGGAAGAGAAGGAGTGTATGAAACATGATTGTTAATATCAACAACAGCACATACGAGATGAACAGCAAACAGTATAAAGGCGTTCTCAAAACAGCAAGCAAAGCAGTTGATCGCGGTATATATGCTGTAGAAAAGAATAAAGTGGCAATTATGCTGAATGAACGGTATGGGGACGATATGAGTCTAAGAAAAAATGTGGACCAGTATGTAAAAAAAAGATTTAAAGTGTATTGGAAAAACTACAAAAAATGTAATTGCGATTTTCCTGAATAAAAAAATATGCCAGAGGTGGGAAAATGCGTTGCACCCATGCGCCGAATTGGCTAAAAGAGATGCTGCAGATTGCGACGGCAGCCTGGCAAAATTATACCGGCTAACAAACGGAGTTAGTCGCTGACCAACAAAATTTATTGGCAGAGGTCTTAAAGCACTTCTGCTTTTTTGCGGAGGTGCTTTTCTTTTGGCAAGTTCAAGCCTAATTTCCACAGTAAATGGATATGAAAATTACATAAATACACATGGAATAGATGAACAGGTCATTGACGCGTACATAGAAGCGGCAGGAGTGGCAATAAATACAGAAAAGGATATTCAGTATGGATTACAACTTACAAGCCGTTCTAAGGGCATTGTAGAGCGTTTTTGCATGGGTAGGACAGGCGGTAGAATACTTGACCTTGAAAAATACAGCCAACAACATGAAGAAAAATACACCCTTGTTGATGACTATTACAAAATTCTTCTGATTGAAGCACATTACCGATTTGAAAGTTTCATGCTATACATGGAAAAGAATAGACCGGTAGAAGAGAGATTTTATCAGCCGAGAATAAATCCATTACGGCAGGTAGCACAGCTTATTCAAGATCTGTACGATGATGTGCTGGACGAAGGAATGGTATTTTGCCCTGGACGAATCGGCAAGACACAAATAGTCAAAATGGGAAATCTGTGGTTTGGTTCTAACAGGCCAGAGCGATCTAATCTGTATTCGGCATATTCAGACAAAATTACTGGTGGTTACTATGACGGTATCATAGAAATGATTACGGACCCGACATACACGTATGCTGAAATATATTCAAATATAGTAGAGAAAAAGTTGGTTACTGACGGAAAAGATTTGACAGTAGACCTTATACGTAAAAAAACATACCCAACATTTACAATGCGAAGCATTTACGGAACATTGAATGGTGCTTGTGACTGTGACGGGCTTGGAGTTTATGATGACTTATTCAGCGGTATTGATGAAGCATTGAGTGAAGACAGGCAAAATACTGTATGGGGAAAATTCGACAACAACTTTATGCCGAGAATTAAGCCTGGAAAGGCTAAATTGTTGGGGATAGGAACACGTTGGGCGAAAAAGGACGTTCAAGGTAGACGTTTAGACCTATTACAAAATGATCCTGAATACAAAGGCATACGGCACAGAGAGGTTATTATTCCTGCCCTAAATGAAAACGGAGAAAGCAATTTTGATTATCCGTATCATTTGGGATATACAACTCTTGATTACAAAAGACGTATGGCATCTTTTGAAAACAATGACGATATGGCATCATGGTTTGCACAGTATCAACAGGAGCCTATTGAAAGAAAGGGTCAGATGTTCAATGTCGATATTATGAATTTCTTTAATCCGGCAGAACTTGAAGGAATAAGACCTGATAGGATATTTGCAGCTAATGACCCTGCTTATGGTGGCGGTGATTTTGTATCAATGCCTATCTGCTATGAGATTGACGGAGAACATTATATTACTGATGTTGTCTACAATGACGGTGATAAGGAAATTACCATACCGGAAGTTACTTCACGAATGGAAAGACATTTAGATAAATTTAATAATAAGACAGCAGAAGTCCATTTTGAGGAAACAAAGACAACATCAGCATACCGCACAGACTGTGAAAAAATATGGGAAAAAGACGGATACCCTATTAACACAAGTCATGATCCGGCAGACAATCAGACTGCAAAAATGGATAGAATCAAAAATCATGCTCCAGACATACGAAAACTTCATTTTGTGGACATGAAATATCAAACAAAAGAGTACAGAAAGTATTTTCAAAATATTTTGTCTGCTACTTTTGAAGGGAAAATGAAGCATGATGACGGGATAGACTCTACGGCACAATTATGTGACATGATTTACGGAAATAAAAGAATGGCAAGAGTAGAAGCAACTCAAAACCCATTTTCTTTCGGACGGAGGTATTGATATGACAACCAAAGAATATTTAGGACAGATAAGCCGTCTTAACCGGATGATAAATAATAAGCTAATAGAGCTTGCACAACTTAAAGAGCTGGCATGCAGCATATCTGCTGTGTCAAACGAAGAAAGAGTTATGACAACGCCAAATTTTGACAAGATAGGAACAAAACAGGCAAAAATTGATGAAATTGAAAGAAACATAGACGCGATGGTTGATGATTATATTATCAAAAGAGATAAGATCATCAGCCAGATAGACAGTATGGAAGATGAGAATGTCTATAATGTGTTGTTTTCAAAGTACATAGAAAAAAAGACATTTGAGGTTATTGCAACTGAAATGAATTACTCCTGGAGGCAGACAATAAGGCTTCATGGAATTGCATTAAAAAGATTTGAGGAGAAGTATGGGGCGACATACTTGAAAATGTCATAGAATGTCATATTGAAAAAATGATATAGTTATAATCGAAGAATTCAACAAATAGTTGAACAATTTACCCTCCCCAACTTGAAAAAGCATCGAAGAAAAATCTCCGGTGCTTTTTCTTTTGCAAAGAAAAGAGGACCTTATGGTATATATACCAAAAACAATATATTGTCCGCAGTGCGGAAGAAAAGTCGCCACGCACGATGGGCGTTCAACAATGAACATTTCTGTGGAATGTAGAAAATGCCACAAGAAAGTTGTTTTTTATCCGGAGAATGGGAAGACGGAATTAAAATCTCTTCCAATCCGGTCAACATCCAGTGGGATGACGTTTATTTAGGAGCCAATTATGAATAATAAATCTCTCCAAGATCTTGTTAAAGGCTGTTATGGGCGAAAAATTTTATATACTGATGTTGAAACCATCACAGCAGACAATATTGTCAAGGTGGTTGGAGACTGCATAGGTAATTATTATTACAACAAAACCATCATAGAATACCTATGGCGGTATTACAAAGGAGATCAGCCGATTTTATACCGATTAAAGGTACAAAATGCTGATATTACAAACAAAATAGTAGAAAATCATGCGTATGAGATTGTTCAGTTCAAGGTAGGTCAGACATACGGTGAGCCAATTCAGTTTATCAGTCGAAAAGATGACGATGTAATCAATAAGGCAGTAGATGCGCTGAATGACTATCTTGTAGATGCAAATAAGCAGGAAAAGGACATTAAAGCTGGTGAATGGCAGTCAGCAACCGGAACATCTTTTAAGGCGGTAAGATTTGCAAATGGAGAAATACCATTTCAAATTGTTGCGCCTACTCCAATGAATACGTGTGTTATTTATAATCGGAGCACGGAAGAACCGGTGGTTGCGGTGCAGGAGCTTAAAGACGAAGATGGAAGATGGTACAAACTGTGCTATACAGACAATTATTCATGCAAAATTCAAAATGGAGTAGTTTCTGAATGGAAATTGCACGCATTTGGAAGTATACCTATTGTTGAGTTTCCAAATAATCATGAGAGAATTTCTGATATTGAGCTTGTCATAGGTATTTTGGATGCCATAAACAATATGCAGTCAAACAGAATGGATGGAATTGAGCAGTTTGTTCAGTACTGGGTTAAGTTTGTGAACTGTGAAATCGACCCAAAAACGTTTGAAGAGATGAAAATGAGCCATGCTTTGACGGTAAAGTCCAATAACAAGGATAACAAAGCCGATGTTGAGATTATGACGCAGGAACTAAATCAGAGCCAGTGTCAGGTGGCAAAAGATGATTTGTGGGACAATGCCTTGGCAATATTAGCAATACCAAACAGAGAGTCCCAAAACTCTGGAGGAGATACACAAGGAGCAGTATCATTAAGGGCTGGATGGGATTTTTCAAAGACAAGAGCAAAATTAAAAGACCCAATTGTGAAATCGGCAGAGAAGAGACTTGCAAAAGTTGTCTTAAATGTAATACGCGTTAAGGACAAGGATTTGAAATTGTCAATGAGGGATTTTGATGTGCAAATCAATCATAGCCCGCAAGACAATATGTATACAAAGTCGCAAACACTATATCAGCTTTTAGAGTGCGGCATACATCCTCTTATTGCCATTAAAACGGTGGGGCTTTGGGGAGATGCTGAAAAGACATTCCTCTTGTCTAAGCCATATATAGATGCGTTGTGGAAAACCATTGATGATGCAGAAGAGCAGGAACAAAAAGCACAGGAAATTGTAAACCAATTAAATAAACAGCAAAATAAGACAGCTACCGAGTAATCGGTGGCTGTTTTTATTTTATAAAAATTCGCAAAGTTGTGAGCGAAAAAATCAACAGTGTCATTCGGTGTCGTTGCACCGCAAAAATTCGTAAAGACATATCGGAGGTAATCAATGAAAAGAGAAGAGTTAATTGCAATGGGTATCAGTGAGGAAAATGTTGAGAAAATCATTGCTGATTACGGCAGTGCCGTACAGAGAGAACAGGCAAAAGCAGCAGAGCTTAAGGCAAAGGCAGACAGCGCAGATGAGTTGCAGAAAAAGCTGGATGAAATGGAAGCAGGAAACCTCACGGAACTTGAAAAAGCAAACAAGGCGTTAGAGACAGCAAATCAGCAGATCGCAGATATGCAGAAAAAAAACGCCATCAGAGATCAGCGCGAAGCATTGATGGAAAAGTTAAAAATCAATGCGGAGCAGGCAAAATCGGTCGTCAAAGATGATGGAAGCCTTGATTATGACGCTCTTGGAAAGATTACAGCCGAAAAGGAAACCGCGGCAGCGCAGGCAAAGGAACAGGAGATTGCAAATAATTCTGAAAATCCGGGCGGCGGTACTGCAGGTGGAGAAAATAAAAAAACTGCGGACGTAGAGAACGCAGAAAAAATCAGTTTTGGCAAACCTGCAGAAAGTGCAGAAGCCAAAGACCATTATGTTTTATAGGAGGTAAATTATGGGAAAACCGATTGAAAGAGACTTTACACAGAGTAAAGGAATTTTAAAATTCTTTCCTTATGAGGGTGCGGCGTGTATCGTTCCGCAGACAATGGTGTCAAGTGCCGATGCAAACGGAAAGAAGATTGCAAAGGCAGGGACACCGTTCCCAAGCAATGACGAATCTTGCAAAGGGTATCTTCTGGAAGATGTTGACGTAACAATGGGAGATGCGCCTGGAACTTATGTATATCAGGGTTCTATTGACAGCGCAAAGGTAACAGCGAACGGAGTGACCGTGGAAGCAACTGCAAAAGCAGCAACACCGCGTGTTACTTTTTTTGATTAAAAAATGGAGGTATTAGAGAATGGCATTACCATTAGCAGAAGCATTTACCGCAAGAAGTCTTGGGGTTATGTGGAATAATTATGAAAAAACGCTTGGTTCTGCGCCTTACTTAGGTAGACAGAAATTTGGAACCAGAAAACAGGACAGCCTTGAACTTAGATTTATCAAAGGGAAAAACGGTCTTCCGGTATCATTAAAGGCATCCAATTTTGATGCGCAGGCAGAGTTAAGAGATGTCGGTGGATTTTCGGATATTCAGAACGAGATGCCGTTCTACCGTGAATCTTACATGGTAACAGAGCGTAAAGAGCAGGAGTATGCAAATTACCAGTCGGCAGAAAATTCCAACATGGCAAACCAGGTGCTTAGAGAAATCAGCAAAAAACCGATGATGCTGATTGAGGGCGCAAGAGTAGTGCCGGAACGCCAGATTTGGCAGTTATTAGCACCATCTGATGGTATTCCAAGAGTACAGGTAACAATTGGTGGCAAGAGCTACTATGTTGATTATACTTCCGATAATGGAGTATCGCACAAGAGAGACCATTACAAAGATATTTCTGGAAGCGATACCGATAAATGGTCTGCATCCGAAACAGCAACGCCACTTGATGACCTTATCGAGATTAAACGTGAGTTTGCAAAGAAAACCGGATATTCCCTTGCACGTTTTAGCATGAATACAGAAACGTGGGAGATGGTTCTTAAGGCAGAAGACACAAAGAAACAGGTGCTTGGAATTACTGCTTACAATGGAGGTATTCGTTTACAGCAGGGGCAGGTTACAGAGTATCTTAGAGGATACGGCATCGAGATTGAAGTTTACGACAAACTTTACATCGACCCGGCAGACGGTACCACCAAATATTTTATTCCTACAGGAGTTATTTCAGCGCAGGCATCCGGCGTGTACCTTGGAGATTATGTCTTTGGAAAGACACCGGAAGAGAGAAGCGGAAGTTTAACAGACGGAAACCTTTCTATTGTAGAAACCGGTATTTCGGTGTATACATACGCAACAAATCATCCGATCAACACTCATTGCGTTGTGTCAATGATCGGATTGCCTACTTTTGAGGGCATGGACAGCGTTGTTGTCATGAAAGTTGCGTAGGAGGTGCGGTATGATTGCTGAATACACGGTAAAGCGCAATGGAAGATGGTACAAGGCAGGAGATGAAATCCCGGACATTGTTCCGGGAGAAAAATCTTCCGGCGGGTACACCAAGACAGAGATTAACAGAATGAGCACTGCTGATTTACAGGCATTTGCCACAGAACAAGGTATAGACAACGCAGAAGAACTTACAGGAGCAGAATTAAAGAAGCTGTTAATTGAGAAATTAGGATTATAGGAGATAGTTATGGAATTAAAAGACACCGTGGAAATGATGAACAGCACGGACTACAAAGAAAGATTTAAAGCAGAGTATCAGCAAGTAGTTATTCGCTATAAGAAACTAAAAAATATGCTTGATAAGTGGGATAACGATAAACTTACCTTTACTCCAACTTGCCCTAGAAGTACATATAATATGCAGATTAAAGCAATGACAGATTATATTGCAGTTCTTGAAGCAAGAGCAGTAATGGAAAATGTAGAGCTTTAGAAAGGGTTTTAGCTATGGCAGAATACGCCACATTAGAACAAGTCAAAATCAGACTGAAACAATTTCATATTGAAACCGTTACGGATGAAGATGGTGTTACTTCTGATGTTGTCGTGTTCGACCAGAAAGAAGATAATCCTTACATCGAACAGCTTATCAAGCAGGCAAGAAATGAAGTGGTAAGCAAGCGGAATTACCCGGAAAGCTACACGGATGAAAAAATATCCGAAGACTTGAAACAGTTTGAGGATGTAATCGTCAATTTAGCCTTGTACGACCATTCACAGGCAGGAGAAGCCTATATGGCAAGTTATTCAGAAAACGGCGTAAGCCGTAGCTGGAAAGACAGGGAAAGCTTGTTTGTTGGAGTATTTCCGTTTGTAAAAGCATTATAACCGTATGGGATTCCATCTGGTTAGAAGATTGTGCGTTACGTTTTGCCGACGTCGGCAAAACGTAGCAGGCGGCACACATTGAGCGGTGGTGGGCGGTGTGCCATAAAAATGAAAGGCGGTATATGATTTGACGATTGAAATATCAACAGCAATCATTATAAGCGTGCTGTCGCTTGGTTTTTCCGTCTTTATGGGCTTGAAGAGCAACAAAAGGACAGACAACACGGATCTTGAAGAGCGCGTGCGGGAGAACACACGCATTAACATGAAGTTGGATGCCATTTCAAACAACACAACCGAGATCAAGAATGAAGTTTCGGAGATGAGAAAAGAAATAAATTCTCACGACAACAGAATTATAAAGGTTGAAGAAAGTGTGAAATCGGCGCATCACAGAATTGACGGGATAGAAACCCGTCTTAATGATGAAAAGGAGGTTTAATCATGGATATTATACAGTCTGTAATTGCAAATATGACAATTATTCTGGCAATCATTGGTGCGCTGGCATTTGTTGTGTCTGTGGTAACACAGGTAATCAAAGGTGTAGGCGTATTTTCTAAGATTCCAACGGACATTTTGGTATTTGTTCTTTCTATCGGAATCACGGTCGCTGCGTTTGTGGCATACATGCAGTACATCCAGACATCAATTTTATGGTATATGATCTTGGCAGCTATTATTGCAGGATTTATTGTTGCGTTTGTCGCAATGTATGGATGGGAAAAGCTTTCTGAGCTGTGGAAACGGTTCGGCAAGGATGTGAAGTGAAATGCTTGAGATCAATAAGCAAAAAATGAGTTATTCGCAGCAAAGCGGCAAGGTGCCGGTATATGTGACGGATGATGATGGTAACATCGAATATTCTTCGTACACGGATTCTGATGGTAATGTAATTTATTACCTTGATGATGACGGGAACAAGATACCGAAGACAACCGGAGAGTATACCACAGGTTATGAAAAGCCTGTGGTTTTTTATTCTTCGATCAGCAATAAGTTGAGCGAAGCACTTATAAAAGAATTTGGCGTAGATAACTCTACAAATTTTGTTCAGATCGTAGAAGACAAAGGAAAGCTTCAATTGAGCGTCGGATCTTTGGTATGGAAACGATCAGACGTAAAGTACAAAGATGAAGAGAATACAATCGTTGACGAAAATTCGGCTGATTACATCGTAAAAGGTGTCGCAGACGAGGGATTGACGGTTGATTTGTTCTTGTTACAAAAAAATGTGAAGTAGGTGTGGCATGGGGAAGAAAGTAATCACAATGAGCCTGTCTGAAAAGTCTATTCAGAATGCAATACAAGAGCTTAGAGCCTATCAAAACAGCTTAACATATAAATGTCAGCTATTGGCAGAAAAACTCGCGGAAAAGGGCGTAGAGATTGCCAGAGTGCAAATTGCTGACCTTGACGCAATATTCACATCGGAACTGATTTCAAGTGTTCATGCGGAATATGAAGGAAGCACTAAGGGCGGCGGGATATGGGCGGTAATAGCCGGTACAGACCACGCCGCATTTGTTGAGTTTGGAACCGGAATTGTGGGACAGCAAAGCCATTATCCGGGGAAACTGCCAGAGGGTGTTTCGTGGCAGTATGCAAGTGGAAAAACTATCCATCAGATTTCAGATGGAAGATATGGATGGTTTTATCAGGACGACAATGGCGATTGGTGGTTTACAGAGGGAATGCCAAGCCGACCATTTATGTATCTGACCGCAAATGAGTTGCGGCAGATTGTTACACAGACAGCGAAGGAGGTGTTTAAATAATGGCAGGCAACCAGTGGGTATTTGATCTTGAAACAAACATTTTTTCCAATGTTGTAACGATTGCCAAACCAAAACTCCAGAAGAAATACAAAAGCATGAATTTTGACACTGCATTTACAACGGTTGAAAAAAACCTTGATAAAGACCCTGTTTTCCCGACTATTTACATCCATGAGATGCCGGGGCTTGAACGTGGGGCAGATTTAGAGGGCACATCCGTAAATGCGGTGCAGGAAACAATACAGGTTGACGTCATTACAAACACAAAGCAGAGTGATGCAAAAGGGATCATGGCTATTTTATCTGATGCCTTTAAGCAGATGCGATTTCAAATTACAGCAATGCCGGAGTTTAAAAACGACAGCGAAAAAAATTTTAGAAGCGTTGCAAGGTTCCGGAGGATAATCGGAGCCAACGACAGATTGATGTAAAAGAGCCGAAAGGCTCTATTTTTTATGCACCGGGCGCAAATAGATGCGTCTGATAACCGCATTATTTGGCGGTAGAAAGAGAGGTAAAAATGGCAGCAGGATTGTCTACGTTAGGCATTACGTTTGGCTATGGAACAGAAACAACAGCTGGGACAAAGCCTACATCATTTAAACAGCTTACAAGAATTAACGCAATCGGCGGTATCAACATTGAGCCGGAACAGATTGACGCATCTGCATTAGAAGATGCTATTACCAGATATGTAAAGGGGCGCGCAGATACCGGTGGCTCTTTCACTATCACGGTAAACCTTACAGATGCCACAAAGGAAGAGTGGGAAGCACTTATCACAGCGTACAAGGCGCTTGCCGGCGGGAAAAGAATGTGGTTTGAAACGATTATCCCGGGATTTACCGAAGCGTTTTTTGTTGTGGCTCAGCCGCCAGAGCAGATTCCACAGCCGGAGATTGGTCAGAACGAACTTTTGACGGTTGAAATGAATCTTACCATTGAAGAATACAAGGGCATGGACACCGCTGTAGCTTTTACACCGGGGGAATAACACGTCAGTCGAATAGTTCGGTTGGATCGGCTGACGATAACCAGACAACCGAGCCAGAGCTTGAAGAAACAATTTAAAAGAACAGGGCGGTCTTCGGACTGCCCTTTCCCTATATGAGAGGGAGAAAGGGAAAGAAAATGACAAAATTAAAATTTGGCGAGAAAGAATTACAGATCAAGTTTGGATATGAAGCAACCGTGAAAAGCGGAATTATCAAGAAAGTAGCAAAATTAGACCAGATGGAAGATATCGAAGCGGTTGACGAAATCCTTTTATTTCTTCCAGAGTTAATCCTTGTAGGCGCGCAGAAGTTTCACAAAGAGGAACTTGGATACAATCCGGACAATGAGGGAGAAAAGGAACAGCAGCTTGGAAAAGTATATGCCATGCTGGATGATTACTTTGACGGAGAAGATGCAGATGTTCAGGTACTTTACAATGCACTTTTAGCGGAGCTGCTTGAAAACGGTTTTTTATCAAAACTGCTCAAAGCAGAGCAGAAAGAAGCGGAGAAGAAAACTCCGAGGAAAAAGTAGAAGAACAGAGAGAACTTACATGGGGAACATATTGTGCGGAAATCCGCCCATTCTGGCTTTTAGTTACAAAAGGGTATGGATTTACCGTGCATGATATAGACACGTCCTGTCCGACTGATTTACAGCCTTATGCGGATGCTTACAACTTAGATAAAAAGCAAAGAGACAATGAGATGTGGATGTGGTTTGGAACATATGGATTGTCTGCGGTATCGGTGGCAGTAGAACATTGTCTTGCCGGACGAAAAGCAAAATCAAAGTATATTGAAAAACCAATCAATGAGCAACAAGGGAAAGATGATTCGGAAATGACGGAAGAAGAAATTAAGAAACAGAGAGAGCTATTTGTGGCAAAGCTCAAAATTATGCAGTCAAACTATGAGTTGAGCCACCCAAAACCAGAAAAGAACTTGGAGGTATAAATATGAGAATTGGATCTGCAAGACATGATGAAAATGGGAAATTGACCGGTGGGAGACCGGGAGATCAGACCGGAACAGAAGTAAGTATGCAAAACTTTTATGTTCATAAAAAAGGATGGTATGTGTTAAGGCCAAAAACAAAAGATATGGCGGATAAACTGGCAGAATCAATGATTACAGCGTGCAATAATGATAATATTGGCTACTGTCAGGGACACCGGCTTGGAATTGTCAAATATGGTATTAATTCAAAAGTAAAAACAGAAGCAGATTGCGGCACAACGGTACGTGCATGCATTATTCATGCAACTGGAAAAGATGTTGGAAATTTCACCACAGCAAATGAAAAATCTGTACTTCTTTCTAGTGGCATGTTTGATGACATTGGAGGTTATGCGGCAGGAATGGTTCTTTACAACGGAGATGTTATTGTCACAAAAACAAAAGGTCATACAGCGATTGTGACAAGCGGAAACCCTAGAAAAAATGTAAAAGATCATTTAAACCCATACCCGGAACCTGCAAGGATTTTAAAGAAAAAATTCCCTTGCATGAGAGGGGATGATGTGAGATGGCTTCAGACGGAGCTTATTTATCACGGATGCCTAGATGAAAAAGATAAAAAGGGAAACAGTAATGTGGACGGTATTCTTGGAAATGATACGGCGACCGGTATTGGAACATTCCAGAAAAAAGTCGGAATTACAGTAGATAAGAAATGTGGACCGGTTACAAGAGAAAAATTAAAAGAGTAGATCAAGGACGGTAAGGTGTCACAGCCTACCGTCTTTTTATTTTGCATAGAAAGTTGGTGCATATATGGCAGACATTGATGAATTACAAATAAAAATCAAAGCTGACTCTGCAAAAGCAAGTAATTCCATAGAAAGCCTTGTAAACAGCATGAATAGGCTCCGGGAAAGCATATCGTTTGACACTGCAAAACTTTCAAATATTGCAAGCGGAATCAGAAGCATTTCCGATGCGGCTACCGGATTCAAAGGTGGTAAATCTTCGGAAATCACATCAATGGTGCGGGCACTCAATAAATTTTCTGGTGTTGATGCAAATTCTATCCACGGAATATCTTCTGCTGTGAGAGATCTTGCATCTGGAATAGCAAGTGTTAAAGCTGTTGATACAAGCGGACTCACAAGCATGGTGTCGGCACTGTCAAAAATTGGTGGCAAGGCATCTACACAGGCGACAAAGAATCTGCCGGCTTTATCTGCGCAGTTACAAAACTTTGTACGCCAGATGAACAAGATAGGTGCATTGAATTTTGATATGACCAATATGAGCACCCTTGTAACAGCCATATCAAGGCTTGGAAGCGTTGCAAGCGGACGTGCAGTAACAAATATACCTTTGCTTGCTGACAACCTTAAATATCTGTTTGAGACACTCTCAAAAGCACCAAATGTAAGCGCAAATATTTTACAAATGACACAGGCACTTGGAAATCTTTCAAACAGATCTGGCGGTGCGATTACTGGATTAAATAACAGCATCAGTAATCTTTCCGGTTCTTTCCTTGGATTTAAGACATCCACAGGAAAAGCATTGATCGGACTCAAGTCATTCACAAGACAGATTTTGTCCTCTATGGGGATTTATCTTGGTCTGTACGGAGCGATAAGAGGAATAAAAAATGCAATCGACATATCATCCGCATTAACAGAGGTTCAGAACGTTGTTGATGTTACTTTTGGTGACATGTCAAAAAAAGTCAATGACTTTGCACAGGACTCTATACGTCAGTTCGGTATGTCAGAACTGACATTGAAACAGACGGCAAGCCGATTCCAAGCAATGGGAACAGCCATGGGAATTGACAGTAGTTTGATAAAGAAAGCTAATGAGTTTTTGAATAAGCAGACAGATGGCTATATTGGTTTGTCTGATTCCATGGCTGATGTGTCTTTGAATTTAACAAAATTAACTGCTGATATGGCATCTCTGTATAACATAGATCAGGATGTTGTGTCGCAGGATTTAGCTGCAATATTTACCGGACAGACACGTCCATTAAGAGATTACGGTCTTGATCTTACACAGGCAACCCTTAAAGAGTGGGCGATGAAACAGGGATTAGATTCTGATATTGCGTCTATGTCACAGGCTGAAAAGACAATGCTCCGGTATCAGTATGTGCTTGCCAATACGCAGACAGCGCAGGGAGACTTTGCGCGTACTGCTGATTCGTGGGCGAACCAGATCAGAATTTTAAAACAGTCGTTTGAACAGCTTGGCAGTGTTATTGGTGGAGCATTAATCAATGCTTTCAAACCATTCGTAAAAGCACTCAATTCCGTTTTACTGGTTGTTATCAGCTTTGTTACAAAGGTTACAAACGCTTTAGGCGCAATCTTCGGATGGAAATATGAGGATTCCGGTGCAGGACTTGCAGATAACTTTTCAGATGCGGCAGAGAGTGCAGATGATGTTGCGGACAGCACAGGACAGGCGGCAAAGAACATCGACAAGATGAATAAAGGTGTCCGTCAGTTTGATGAATTGAAACTGATTACCACAAATGATGGTTCTGGCAAAAAAGGTTCGGGCGGTTCCGGCGGCGGTGCATCCGGTGGAGCCAGCGGCGGTAAACTCGTCAAGACTGATACCATTTTCAAGAATTACGAAAGTGATATTAAAAATCTGAAACAACTTGGAAAATACATTAGTGATGCCTTATCAAAAGCTATGGAGTCTATCAACTGGGATAAGATTTATTCCAAGGCAAGAAATTTTGGCAAAGGCTTGGCAGATTTCCTCAATGGTCTTATCAATCCGAGATTGTTTGGAAATGTTGGTAAAACGATTGCCGGGGCACTGAATACGGCGATTTATGCAACCCTTTCCTTTGGTCAGACATTTGACTGGTCAAACCTTGGAAAATCACTGGCAGAGGGAATAAATAAATTCTTCAAAACATTTGATTTTAAAGCACTTGCAGAAGATATAAATACTTGGGTACAGGGAGTTTACAAGACAATTAAGACCATGATAGAAAATATCAAGTGGTCTGATGTTTGGAAAGGCGTAAAAGATTTTCTTTCAAACATTGATATTGAGACAGTTGAAATTCTTCTTGGAGCATTTGCCCTGAAACTTGCAGGCAAACTGTTAACAGGGAAACTTCTCAAGGAGAATATTGGGAAATTAATAGGAGCGAAATTCACAGCCGCTTTTGGTTCAACGGCTGTAAAATCATTGCTCTCTTATGCAATTCCTATTTCACTTGCTGTAGTAGTGGCAACGTTATCTTTTACGGTTGGAAAAGATAGCATAAAAAAAGATGTTAATAATTTAAAAAAAGCGTATGAAAAAGGCGGTTTTCTGCAATATCTTCAGGAAAGTTTTAAACAACTTCTTAATCCATTTGAATGGATTAATGCATATGGCGGTGGAGTTTTGAGCCATGATACTGTGATGGACAAATTAGGCATTGGAAATGGAATGAATGTTGATGAATTTGTCAAAAATCTGCCTAAAAAGGAAGATTACAAATCATTAGATGATTTCCAAAAAGCACTAAATGAGTTCAATGATAATATGCCTAATAAATTAAA